AGTACAACCTATTGATTCTTTATCTTTTCTACATCCATCTGCAGCCCAATATCCTTCAAAAAAACTTTTTACAACTTCGTTTGGACTATTAAGAATATCTGTTGGAATTTTTTTGTATCTATCAGAGTCATAAAATTTAGTTCTATATTCGTCTACAAAACTTTTTGGATTGTTAACAGATAATTTATAAACACCAGATGATTTCAGAGTATCATAAATAATTGGTGTAGATTCTGGATATTCTTTTATCAAAAGACATTTCACTTTATCAAGAACATTTAGATCTGAATTATTTAAAGCCCAAGAAAATTTCAATCCAGATTGACATTTCTATTTACTACAGCTACCATCGCCATAAAAAAACCCATAGATATATGCTTTATCTTTAGAAATATTTTCCGAACTTTGGTAATCAATATTACAATCAAATTCTGTAGGATAATTTGTTAATAACTTTGTTTTCAAATTGCATTCTGTTGGGTTTATAATATTTTTATCTTCTGTTAATAAAGAGTGATCTTCTGTAACATCAACACATCCAGTATGAGTTAATATTCTGTAAATTTTTTTATTTGTTTTATGACGAATTACTCGTTTAATATCTACCCATCCAATATCACTCCAAACCTGATAATCAGTTGAACTGTATTGTTTTTCTAAACGAATAGATTTATCAAACATTTTAAAACCAGGATACTCAATTTTTTCGTCTTGATTGAAAATACTTTGAATAGTTTCAATATAAACCATACCATTTTTTTTTAAGAGTAAAGGTGTATCTCCTGTTACAGAATCTCCGTACACTACTTCAATATTTAAATCAATAGGAACATCTGGGTCACTATGATAAGTTTTATCTGAAACATTTAAAATATATTCTTTAGTATTCCAATTAAAAGTTATATCGATTTGGTTTTTAGGATATTGTTCTCGTAAAATGGAATATAAAAGTTCTAAATCTTCAACTTGTTGAACTTTAAACATTTTTTATTCAACACTTAACAATTAAATATTTACTTGTATATAAATATTTCAATTTTAAATTAAATTAATTTTCCAATTCGTGTTTACACATAGGACATTTTTTATTTATTTTTAACCATTTTTTAATGCAGGTTGTGCAAAAAAAGTGATTACATACTAATTTTGATACTTTATTATAATTTATAAAATCATCTAAACAAATACTACAATTTTTATCAACAATTTCTTTTTCATCGACTTTTATGATATGATCTTTAATATTTTTAACACCAACATAAACAGGAGTCAACTCTGGGAAAAAACTTGTTTCTAATTGAAAAGAAGATCTACTTGGACCATAACTGGAACTATAAATTCTTTCATATTGCGAAAATCCGTTTCTATTAGGAGGACTATTTTGAGTTGATCGTGGTCTACTATTACTACTACTACTACTATTTGGTCCACGACGTTCAACGTGAAAATGATCTCTAACAAACTCTATCAAATTATTACCTGATGGAATTTGATTATTTGAAAATAAACGCGTAGATTCTGTTAAATTTTCATAATAATTCTTACAAGAAATGTAATGATAATGAAAGTCAGTAGAAGGTATATACGTTGAACAATAATCGCATAACTGTTCTCTCATTAATTTACCTTAATAATACAAAATAAAAAAAGGTTATTTAAAAATATTTTAATTTCATTGTCCAGAGTAATAATTAATTTTATATTAAGTTAATAATGGATAAAATAAGATACTACAAGTCAAAAACTGTCGCCATAAAAAAAAAAACAACAGAAATTTTAGCCAATAGACAGTTAACTGATTATTTCTTAATTAAAGATTATCATGCATTTTTGGATATAATAAAAAAAGCTTCTAATAAAAATTTTTATGAATATATTTCTGCAAATGATAAAGTTTGTATGTTTTATGATATAGAAATTTACAAAGATCAAAGTATATATTTTGATAATTATACACCAATTATTACCATGTGTATCGATTCTATTAAAAATTTATTTGGAGATACATTTAATATTAAAAAAATTATATTAGAATCTCATTCTCAAGAAAAACGTTCATTTCACATTATATTGCGTATAAAAAATTCGGAAGGAATAGAGGTTTTATTCGATTCTGTAAAAGAATTAAAAGATTTATATAAAAGATTTAATTTCGATAAAGTAAAGGACAACAATGGCAAACACATAATTGATCCAAGTATATATAGGGAAGGATTATTTAGAACAATATATAGTTCTAAGAAAAATGAGGAAAGATATATGCAAATTTCAAGTTTAAGTGACGATTTCAAAGAAGTAGAAAGTTTTGTATGTTACAAAAATGAAAACTATATAATTCATTCAGTTAGTCCAGAGTATTCTGGTGTTATCATAGAAGAAATAACTGATGTTAGTTCAATACAAGAGAATGTAGTTAATAATCCAGAAGATTTAGAAAATAATGATATATTAACAATTAAAAAATTTATACAAAAAGAATTTCATCATTTTCCTCATAGAATTCGTGATGTGTTTGTTGACAAAGAACACAATTGTATAATAATTGCGTTGGTTGAAAGATATTGTCCTTTTGTAGATAGAGAACACAGATCTAATAATCAATATGTAGTAATAGATACATATTCTGCAAAACAAAAATGTCATAATACAGAATGTAATAATGAAAAATATGCAGAAATTAAACTCGAGGAATATCCTAAAGAAATAAATGAAATTATCAAAAAATGTCTAAAAGTGAACCAACAAGAATTAGATTTAATAGATCATGCTATTATAGAATGTAAAAAGTACATCTATGAAAATTTTGATGAAGATGTAAAAGATGTATCATTTGATAAAAAAGAGATGATATTTAGAGGTCATGTAGAAAATAGAAATTTGGCACAGATTATTAAAGGAAAATGTCCAGAATGTAACGTAGAACATCATATTAGTGATAATGGTTATTGTTTAAGATGTTCTATATGTAAAACAGTATTTCCTAAAAATCAAATTATTCCTCTAGATGACAGATACAAGACATTAAACAGTTTTTGGATGAATTATAATCAATTAGTGAATCATGGAACAATCAATAATATAATTAATATATATAATAACAATGAAGAAGATTTTAGTTGCGATATCAAACTTGACAATTCTATATTTAAAAATAAAGATGTGACTAATATAGTAAATCAAGTATTAGATGGTCATAAAGTAACAATGATATCAAGATTATTGAATAATATAAATAAAAATTTTATGTATTCTAAAAATAATTGGTATTATTTTGGAGGGTCTATTTGGAAATCGGATAGTGATAACATAGAAATGAAAAAGGAAATAATAGATTTATCAAAGTTATTTGATAGAATTAAAACACATTATGAAAATAAAAACATTCCGAAAATGTCTGTATCAGAGGAAACAACAATGACATTAAACAAAAATATAAAAAGTTTGATTAATAAATTTCACAAACCCGGATTTCAAGATGATATAATTAAAGGTGCAAAGATATATTATAATGACGAATCTTTTTTAACTTTATTAAATAGCAAAAAACACCTTGTTCCATTTACAAACGGTGTATACGACTTGATAGAAAACAAATTTAGAGTTACAAAAAAAGAAGATTATATTAATTTAACTGTAAATTACAACTACAATCAAGATATTGAAAATAGAGAAGTATATACATTTTTAGAACAAGTTTTACCAAATGAAAATGTTAGAGATTATGTTTTAAAAAAAATGAGTGAATGTTTGAACGGTGATATACCTAATACTTATTTTCTAATGTTTATTGGTGATTCTGGTGCAAATGGTAAAAGTCAGTTACTCAACTTAATGAAATTAACAATGGGTGATTTTGGAGAAAAAGTAGAAGTTACTTTGTTAACACGTAAACGTAATAATGCAAATGAAGCTAACACAGAAAAAGTCAAGTTAATGCATAAGAGATTTGCTTTTCTCAGCGAGCCAGAAGATGGTGAAAAAATCAATATTGGTTTATTAAAAGAACTGACAGGTAGTGAAGAAATTGTTGCTAGAGGTCTTTATCAAGATTCTTTATCGTTTGTTATGGAAGCTAAATTATTCTTAGCGTGCAATGAATTACCAGAAATCAAAGGTGAGGATACAGCACTTTGGAGGAGGATTCGTGTTATTGATTTTCCTTCACGTTTTGTAGATGAACCAAAAGAATCAAATGAATATAAAATAGATAGAACTTTGCCATCTAGAATGCGCGAAGACATTACGTGGAGACAAACATTTATGAAAATATTATTATCATATTATAATAAACACGTTCTAGAGCCTTTTGAAGTGCAAGTCAAAACGAATGAATATCGTCAAGAAAACAATGATTTTTACAACTGGCTTATTGAAAACATAGAATATTCAGAAAACGATTTATTAAAATTAAAAGATATTGTAGATTTATTTGTTGGTAAACCAGTAAAAAAAGAAAGAGAAAAAAGTAAATATAAAAAAGAAATAGAAAATTTTATTAAAACTAACTTCAAAACAATAAAACACGAATATGGCAAAGTTAGATACAATTCAGAAGAAACGAACGACGATTCACAAACATCGACTGGTTACGGATGGAAACATTTAAAAATTAGAAATTCATAGTTTTTTTGTTATGAGACCATAATTGTGTTTTTTGCAACTTTTGAAAATTTAGGTAGTTTTTTGCCTCGATGTTCTACGATGTTCTACGATGTTCTACGTTTGTTCTACGATTTATGGTCGTGTTCTACGTGTTCTACGTTTTTTCTATAAGTTTTGTAGAAAATTAATTAATAAATATAAAAAAAATAGAAAAATATGAAAAAAAGAAAAAAAACAAAAATATAGGAAAAAGGTGAAAAAAACGTAGAACACGTAGAACAAGACCATAGAACGTAGAACAAACGTAGAACAATCATAGAACATCGTAGAACATCGAGTAAAAAACTACCTAAATTTTCAAAAGTTGCAAAAAAAACACAATGTGGTGTGGAGAAAAACTAATCGTAAAACAAAATGATCAACTTAGAATTAAACCAGAAGGAATCAACCCATAAAAATTGATAAATGTTAAAAAAAATTGATATAAAAAACAACAACTAATAAATTACAAGATGGGAATTAGTAACGACATTGTAGTTATATATGGTGTTGAATATTCATACACAGAGTTAAAAAATTTTATAACACATAAAGATTCAATAGAAATAGCTGATGAAATAGGTTGTGACAATTTAATAAATATATGGTGTGAAAATGGGTATATTGTAGCAAGTCCATATTATAATGCGGAACAAGAAAACTGTGATTATTTAATTGGATATGAATTGGAATGTAGTATTACTACAGAAAGGATGAAAGAAATATTAGAAAAACAAATGGATATAAAAAAACAAATTAGGGAATTTTGTGAAAAATATAATGTAATTAATAAAGGAAACGAAATATCGTTTATAATTAGACAAAATATTTACTAATTTTGATAGAAAAAATTTACACTTATAATTAATAAAAAATTGATTATAAATAATTAATTATTTTTTTACAAAAAAATACTAAAAATGGTGGCAATTGGAATTGATTTAGGTACAACTTTCTCATGTGTTGCTGTATTTCGAAATAATAGAGTAGAAATTATAGCGAATGATCAAGGTAATAGAACAACACCAAGTTATGTTGGATTTACTGATTCTGAGCGTTTAATTGGGGATGCTGCAAAGAATCAAGTTACAGTAAATTCTCAAAACACAGTATTTGATGCAAAGAGACTGATTGGTAGAAAGTATAGTGATGAAGAAATCCAAAGAGATAAGAAACACTGGCCATTTGCAATTGTAGATAAGGAAAATAAACCATATATTCAAGTAAATTACAAAGGTGAAACAAAAACATTTGCAGCAGAAGAAATTTCTTCAATGGTTTTACAAAAGATGAAGGAAATTGCTGAAAATTATTTAGGAGAACAAGTGAAGGATGCTGTTATTACAGTGCCTGCATATTTCAATGATTCTCAACGTCAAGCAACAAAAGATGCTGGAACGATTGCTGGTCTTAATGTTTTACGAATTATTAACGAACCAACAGCAGCTGCGATTGCATATGGAATTGACAAACAAAGTGAAAAAGAAAAAAATATCTTAATTTTTGATTGTGGTGGTGGTACTACAGATTTATCTATTCTCAACATTGACGGTGGAGTATTTGAGGTAAAATCAACAGCTGGAGACACATTTTTAGGAGGAGAAGATTTTGATAATAGATTAGTTGATTATTTACTCAAGGATTTTGAAAAGAAGATTGGTAAAAAAGTTGAATCTGCAAAGTCAATTAGACGTTTGAGAACTGCATGTGAAAGGGCTAAGAAAACATTATCATCATCGAACCAAGCTTCAATTGAACTTGATGCTTTTTACGAAGGTAAAGATTATTATACATCAATTACAAGGGCAAAGTTCGAGGAACTATGTAGTGATTTGTTTAAGAAGTGTTTTTTGTTTGTTGAAAAAGTTTTATCTGATGCAAAAATGTCAAAAGGAGAAATTGATGAAATTATTTTAGTTGGAGGGTCAACACGTATTCCAAAAATTCAGAAGATGTTATCTGATTATTTTAATGGAAAAGAACTAAATAAGTCAATTAATCCAGATGAAGCGGTTGCTTATGGTGCGGCAGTTCAAGCATCTATTCTATCTGGTGAAAAGTCTGAGGTGACAGACAGTTTATTACTATTGGATGTTGCTCCACTTACATTAGGTATTGAAACAGCAGGTGGTGTAATGACTCCACTAATTAATAGAAATACAACGATTCCGTGTAAGAAATCAGAGATTTTCTCAACGTATGCTGATAATCAACCTGGGGTATTAATTCAGGTATATGAAGGTGAAAGAAAATTTACAAAGGATAATAATCTACTTGGACGATTTCAATTAGAAGGAATTGCTCCTGCACCAAGAGGTGTTCCACAAATTGAAGTAAAATTTGATGTAGATGCTAACGGTATTTTAAATGTAAGTGCTGAAGACAAAAGATCAGGAAAGTCTGAGAAAATCACTATTACAAATGATAAAGGAAGGTTATCAAAGGAAGACATAGAAAAAATGATAAACGAGGCAGAGAAGTTTCAAAAAGATGATACTGAAGTTTTGGAAAAAATCCAAGCAAGAAATAGTTTAGAAAATTTAATTTATACAACAAGAAATTCAGTAAATGAAATGGAAAATGTATCGGAAGATGATAAACAACCTGTTCTAGATATTATTGAAACAGGTATAAAATGGTTAGATGAACATAATGTAAGTAGTGTAACAAAAGAAGAGTGTGAAGAATATATGAAATCATTTCAAGAAAAAATTCAACCAGAAATGGTAAATTTATATCAAAAAAGTCAAAAAACTAGCGAATCAGCAAAAGAAAATGCATCTGGAGAGCCAGTTATTGAGGAAGTTGATTAAAGAAAATCTAATAAGTCCAGGATTTATAGTAGTCATGTAAAATATTTTATTATTAATAGTATAAAATATTTTATTATAAATACAAGTACAAACTTACTTACTACTTACATAAGTTAGTTAGTTAATTACATAAACTAAACCAACCATGTAATAAAATATTTGACTGAGAGATAAATTTAGGGAAATTGATTAAAAAATAGTGTAAAAGTGACACGTCAGCAGTAAAAAAAAACTAAATAATTTAGTAAATTTTATTCAAGTATAAAAACCAAGTAATAAAATAAATTAAACATTATAATATACATTGTAGTAGTTAACAATAATAATATATATAAAATGTATTTATTATAAAACTTTATTATAAAAAAGTTTATACATAACATTAAACCATATAACCCAAATCATATAACCTCAAAAAATAATAATATTTAAGATATCATTTTTCCTTAAAATGTTGTACATTACAATTATATGTACATACTCAACCAATCAAGAATCAAATACAAATACCTACAGTAAAATGTAATGAGATGCGACAAACGATAAGAAATACCTATAACAAATACCCTTATAAGTTGTGTTATTATATATAAAAATATAATATTCATACAGTTGTTAAATATACCAAATCCACGATATACCCTATTAAAATTTAAGTGGAATTAATAATTTTTTATTATTAATTTTGCGTAATATAAAAAATACTTTTTTGAGGATAGATTATAAAATAGTAAATGCCAAAGATACATGAAATAAAAAGAATAAGAGTTAAAGATTGGTTAACACAAGAATTATTTGAGAAAATATTTCCATATTATAAAGGAAGTTCTGCATATTCACATGATGGACAACCATTTTGGAGTAGAGAGGCATTGTTTGATTCGATTGATTGGTTAAATGGACATCCGAATTCTGCATATCATGGATTTGGAGAAAGTAGTGATATAATAACAAATAAATATGAAGTTGCTGCATTTTTAGCTAATACGCATCAAGAAACTGGAGATCCTTCATTATCTATTCCATATCCATGGGCATGGCCAAAACCTGCAGATAGAAATGGTCCAGAATATGGAAGTGCAGGAGGATTATTAGCAATAATGGAAGGTGTTTGTGCTTCAGTTGGAACATTTCCAAAAAATGGAAATCCTCCATTTAAAGGAGTATTAAATGGAAAAATGGAACTAAATTCTCATGAAAAATATTTAATAGGAACAGACGATGACATGATATCTGGAGTTGTTATGGGATTAAATCCAGTTAATCAATTAAGTTTTGGTTTAGGAGCAGGGACTGGAGGAGGAGTTGTATTTCAACCAGGATTATGTGGAGTATCAGATGATGGGACAATATATGGAGATGAACCAAGAGGAGATACATCTATTGTAAGACCTTCAAGTGAAGTCATAGGAAAATCAAAAACAGATAGGAAATTTGCATGTTTAGGTCCATATTGTCAATATGGAGGAAGAGGAGCTATACAATTAAGTTATAATTTTAATTATTCTGATTGTTCTATTGATTTATTTAATGATTATAGATTAATTCGTTTTCCGAACTTAATAGTAACAACTGATCGTATAAAATTTAATGGAATGCCAGAAGTATTTGGATTTCCTGGAGAAAATGAAAAGGGTAATAATCAGTTACCAAAGAATATATTAGACACAACTCCACCTGCCAGAATGATGGCATGGTTAACATGTTTATGGTTTTGGATGATACCAAGATCTGGGAGACAAATTGGATGTCACGAAGCAATGATGAAACCGGAAAAATACGGAATTACATCAGTAAACATAATAGTAAATAATGATTCTGGATGTAGAAATGGAACATGGGCATGGAATAAAAACAGATATTATGAAAGAATTTGTGCTATACTTGGTTTACCAGTTCAGAAAACAATTGTGTGTCCGCCAGCGATAAAATAAAGTTTAAAATTAATATTTATAATATTAGAAATATTAATACACACAATGAATCTATATGAAGAATTAGATAATGATATTGAATTATACGATATACTAAAGAAAGAAGAGGAAAGACAAAGGTGTAGTTTAGAATTAATTGCATCTGAAAATTTTACATCAACTGCTGTTTTAAGGGCAAATGGAACTATATTTACGAACAAATATTCAGAAGGGTACCCAAAGAAAAGATATTATGGTGGAAATGAACATATAGATGAGTTGGAGTTATTGTGTCAGAAAAGAGCATTAGAGGCATTCAATGTGAATAGTGAAGAATGGGGGGTGAATGTCCAATCATATAGTGGAAGTACTGCAAATTTTGCAGTATATACAGGTTTATTACAACCAGGGGATAGATTGATGGGGTTAGATTTACCATCAGGAGGTCATTTAACACATGGTTATTACACACAAAATAGGAAAATTTCTAATAGTTCTATATATTTTCAATCATTACCATATACAGTAGGAAGTGATTTTTATATAGACTATGATAATTTAGAGAGAGATGCGATTAAATTCAAACCTAAATTAATTATAGTTGGAGCAAGTGCATATCCAAGAGACTATAACTATAAAAGATTTAGGGAAATAGCAGATAAAGTTGGTTCAAAATTAATGGCTGATATAGCTCATACAAGTGGATTAGTTGCATCTGGTATATTAAAGTCACCGTTTGAATATTGTGATGTAGTAACAACAACAACACATAAAACATTAAGAGGTCCAAGAGCTGCATTAATATTTTATAAAAAGGAATATAAAGAACAAATTGATTTTGCGGTATTTCCAAGTAGTCAGGGAGGTCCTCATAATAATACGATATCAGCAGTGGCTACAGCATTAAAACAGGTGAAATCACAAGAATTTAAGATGTATTCTACACATGTTATTATAAATGCAAAAGTATTAGCGGATAGTTTAATGAGATATAATTTTTTAGTATTAACGAATGGTACTGATAATCATATTGTAATGATAAATTTAAAGAATAAGGGAATTACAGGTGGGAAATTTGAAAAATTAGCGGAAATGTGTAATGTATCAGTTAATAAAAATACAATTGCTACAGACAAATCTGCATTAAATCCATCTGGAATAAGATTAGGAACTGCAGCAATGACAACAAGAGGATTTAAAGGAAGTGATTTTGAATTTGTTGCAAAAACTATAAATGATATAACAGAATTAGCAATAAAAATACAAAAGGAGACAGAATCGACAAAGTTAGTAGAGTTTGTAAAAATGTGTAATTCAGAAGTATTTAAAAGTGAAATAGAAAATATAAAAAAAGATGTGAGTGATTATTGTAGTGTATTTCCATTACCAGTGTAAAAAAATTGAAAAAAAACATTGGTGTTAGAAAAATTAAATGTATATTTATAGTAAGAAAGAAAATCAAATATTAAAGCAGTATATTGACAAACTTAAGCGTAGAAATAAAGAACTAGAAATCGAAAGATCAAAATTAGCGAAGAGTATAGAAAAACAGGAAGGATTAATTAAAGAGATTATAAAATTAGAAAATTATCAAGATAAATTAGAAGAAGAAATAGAAGATTTAAAAAACAAGGAATATTATACATTTTTAAAATCTGTAGAAAGAATGGTAAATCCAGAAAAGGATATTTATTACCCAAGTTTATGCGAGAGAGAAGTGGATGAAAATGACAATGATGTAAAAAATTGAAATATTAATAATAATAAAAACATAATAATAAATATTTAAAAAGATGGCAGAGATTCCTAATTTTAATAGTTTTACAGATGAAGTAATTTTAAAATTAAAAGATTATATAACTATATTAATTATATGTATATGTGTATTCATATTAATTAATTTGATTACGTGTTGTGTAGTAATTTTTAATAGAAAAAGTATAAAAAAAATAGAAAATAAAATAAGATACATATAAAAAATTGATTAAAATTTGCTAATTAATAAAATTAACAAATCTAAGAATGTTATTTTTGCAATCTATTTTTGTATTATTTGCTATTACTCTTCAATGTGCGACAGTTTTTGCAAAGGTTGGGCCTGCACAACCTCCTAAACCTCCTAAACCAACAAAAGCTAGTTGTGGAACATCAGGTTGTGATGTAGATATGTTTAATAATAATGTTCCAAACTTTGCATTTCATGTTCCAAATCTTGGACAATTACAATTAACAAATTGGGTGAGTCCTAATAATGTCATTAATTCTGGTAAATTAGATACTTTATATACTACAACTAATACATTTAATACTATTAAGTATGGTGGATTTTGTGGAGGATCCCAAAAGATATCATCTTTTCAAGGTGCTTTTGTTCCAGTTGGTGTCCCTGATCCAAGTTGGATCGTTAATATTCCAACTGGAGATCTTGATGCTGCAGGAAATCTTAATCCAGGAACTTATAAATTAGATTTGACCAATGGTGATTTATTAGCGATGAATCAAGCTGCAACAGCTTGTCAAAATATTTGTAGTAAAACTAAAAATTGCAAGTATACTCATTATGGTTGGGAAGCTCCTGCTGGATGGTTTTGCAAACTTTGGACAAATGCTGTTTGTCTAGATTCATTAAATAATTGGTGGAAGCCTGCTCCTCCTGCTTTAGGAGCTGCTATGGGTGCTGCACCTCCTATTAATAGTGGATTTGGAGGTGGATGTCGTGTTACCGATACAATTTCTACACTTACACCTCTATTAAACCCTGGTGTATCCCTAGCAATTTCTCCAACGACACCATTTACAGCAAGTCTACCTTATCTTAATCCTTTATCTTATACTGCAGCTAATGGTATTGTTGCATCTATTAAATGCGATGTTGTTGCTGGGGGATTGACACCTGGTTGGCCAACATTCGGAACAACATGGGTTTAAAATTATTAATATGAATACATATATAAATATTAATATCAAGTATGTTGTAATAAATGAAAAGAATAAAAAAGAAAATGAATTTTGAAACAAACAAAAAGCTGTTATAGTAAAACTAAACTATTAGAAAATGGATGATAAAATAAAGAATATATGTAAAAATTTTATGAATAAGAATTGTAAGAGAAATAATTGTAAATTTATTCATGATGTAGGATTATGTTTATATTATTGGAGAAATTTAACAAATAATTCATTTGATGAATGTAGATTTGGTAGTGAATGTAAAAAAAATCATTTTGTATCGGAGAATCAAAAGATGAATAAATTAAGTAGAA